ACACTTAGTGTGGCTGTAGATGATAACCCTGGATTGTTGTAGTCTATAATGCTGGCCCACAAACTTGTACGTTGATATTCTGTTTCTGGTGTCCCAGATTGTAATTGATTCTGTGCATCAAAATATTTTCCAGCTGGTGCAATAAATTTCACCAAACTACCTTGAACTAAAAATGTATAGTTAGGACTTGTAAAAGTACCCGAACTACGTCCAGAACTGGCAGAAGTTTGTGTCCATACACCCACTGTCGCCACAGTTCCTGTCCCAGTGCCCACGGCTGTGGCTTTGAAAATAGTGCCAACTGTGTTTGATGATGCTCCAAAACTTGTAAAATTGGTTGATCCTACACTTATGATTTTGTAGGTTGTTCCAACTACCATGCTTGTGGCCACAATAGTAGATCCTAGCGGACTGTTTCTAGTAGCAGTATTATAATATAAATGTCGCGTAGTGATACTTGAAATTAAAGGTTGAAGCGTGTTCCTAACAATAGCGTTTACTTCTGTTGTGCTAGTAAACTGAAATACTTCTGTTTCTTCATAATCTTCTCGATAGATTACACCATCTTCAGCAAAAATATTTGTACTTGAATATTTTCCAGTTGCGTCTATAACATCAAGATATCTACTTACTCCCGAACTGGTCCTATTAGTTGCCTTTAATTTTAATATATTACTAAAGGTTGTAAATGGCAAAACATTGTAGTCTTCGCCAGTGACCATGCGATTTTGTGTATAATACTGTTGAGGTGCTTTTGTTCTAATTTCATCAAGACTTTCTCTTGAGATCGCATTAGTTACTGTATATTGTAAACTAGCTCTAACAGTCAATGTTTCTGCTCGACCAGTTCTGCCTCTGTAAGGTAGAACTATTGTTATTCCTGACATTTCGTCTGGTGTAATTTTGTAAGTTAAGTTGTTACTGGTTCGATAGTAAACTCTGAAGCTGCCTACTGGAATATTTGTAAACGAGCCGTCGCCAAAAACTAAATCAATTTGATCATTTGCTCTTGATGCTACGCTATAAAGATTTCGTTGGTCGGTATTGTTATAAATGACATTTATTCCATTCACAGCAGGAACTTGCGTCCAGAGTGTGTCCAAGTTTCCGCTTGATGTTAAACTATATAACCAAACATCGGTGTTATTAATATTATCAAAATTTACGTTAACAATACGATTTGACAAACTTTCAGTAATATTAAAATCTAATGAATTAAGCGCACCTTGTTTAAAATAGAAAAAATATCCAGTATTGTTACTTGAATTACCTTGATTGTCGTTTCTGTATAAAATATTAAACGAAGCAGATGTACTTGGTTCTGCCTCATAAATGTATTCCTGATTTAACGATGTAGCACTTACTGCTTCAAAGGGATAGGTCACACCAGCAATGCTGGTTGTAAATGGGTAAGTTGGTGTAATACCTGCTACAATATCTACAGCATATTCATCTGTTTTTATGCCATTGAGATTTTTTGTTGCTCCTGGTTTGCCAACTGCCTGATTAGCTACCAGTGCAGCATTAATAATTGCAGTAAATTGCTCTAACCAGTTTTCATTTGTGCTATCATTCCAGGTAATAATAACATTACTCAAGTTGATGCCGGTGCTGTCAAACAATGTTTCTGTTGTGCTTACACTGTCAAATTTTAAAAATCCAGAAGCAGGTGTACTTCTTTTTGGGTTGTAACTAACTAATCTTGCTAGTTTTAATATGCTGTCTCTACGCTCTGCAGTATCTAAGAAATTTTCTCTGGCATTTAGATCAGCTCTAAATGCTAAACTTTGACCTAGAAAAGCTAAAAGATCAATGAGTGCAATGTATTCAGAACTGTCTGTAAAATCATTGAAATCTTCTGGATAATAGGTACGTAAGTATTCAATCATTGACTTACGTAAAGTTTCATAATCAAAACTTTGAAAATCAGCTTCTCTGAAAGTTTGATAAACTTTGGTCCAATCTTGTTGGACTAATAAACTTGTTTGTCTTGTAGTTATAGCCATACTTTATACCCGTATTTTGTATTTATCGAAATAATAAAGTGGTACTTTTAAACGGCTATCACAGAGTTCAATTCTTTGTTAAATTGAAGAGTGAGTACGTCACTTAGATCATCGGGCAAAAATGTCATTTCAACTTGAATCTGTAAACCGTATTCAAATTGATCAATTAGTATATTGTCCACTCTTACCCTAGGATCATAATTTACAACTCGTTGAATATCCTCGACAACCAATGCTTTGACGTCAGCGGTTAAGGGCTCAAACAAAATGTTCCAGATTATACTGCCAAATTCTGGATTCATTAATTTTTCGCCTTTTCTAATGGCAAAATTATTGAGCAAGTCGCGCTTAATTAACTCTAAATCAGTTAGTCTAAACTTTTTGAGCTTGTCAATAGTGCTAAAACCTCGGTATCTAGTAATGGCCATGTTTGTATTTATTCTGGGGTATCTGCACCAAGGGTGCCAATAGCGTAACGTCCGCCGTTAAAATATATGTGCCCGGGGCGTCCTTGACTGTCTAAAGGTTGCCCGGTATTTCGCCAAACATTTGCCTTGGTGGCTATAGAATAGTTTTCTAAATTGATTGTGCCATCTGGTTTGCGAGGATTTTGATTGAGAGCTGGATTGCCTAGATCTTGATATTGATAGGCCAGTGCCAACATACCAGCTATAGTTTCTTTACTGTCGCCATCTCTTATGGCACCTGCTTTGATAAGTTCTCTATACTGCTCTTGCATAAAATCATTCATTATAGCGTCTTGCACTTCTGCAGCAGACACAAAAACATCATTAGTATCTACTCCATCTTTAGCTGCCCATGTACCATCTGCTTTTTTGTATCCGTATCTAGTCAACAACCACTCTGATGTCTGATACTTTCCTAATTTTAAAGGGGAAATAGTAAAAGTTACATCGCCGCTTACTGTATGATTACTCCCTAACATTATTTGATTGTTAGTTAAAAATGCTGTTCCGGTGCCGTTTCCTGCAGCATTGGCTACGAATGTGTTTCCAATTATCACATTAGCAACATTGCCCGGCAATCCAAATAGTGTAAAATTAGTAGTACCAATACTGGTAATAGTGTACGTAAAGCCAGGAACAAAATTGCCCGAGGTAATGTTGCCTCCTACAGATTTTTGGATGACCATGGTATTGCTGCCAAATCTTCCGGTACTAGGACTACGAATGTTAGCTACCATGCCTAATTGTATATCTCTGTGATCGGAGTTGGTAATAATCAATGTGGCCACGTTTGCAAAGTATGTGTTTGCATGTGAAACCACAGTATTGGCGTTTATATTGGCAGTAAACGGTCCCAGTTGCGGAACTCCAATTCCAACCAGGTTGGCGTTTATGTTGCTTTCAATGTTGCTTATTTGAACCTGTATACACTTGGTTTCAAATTTTGTAAGAGTTTCAATGTTGGGTTTAAATTTTTCTAAACCAATTCCTCTAGGCGACGACACATTGGCCAATACTTCACGATTGGCAGGATTGATTACCGTAAAATTACTTGCACTTGTTATACCGGCATTAGACATTATGTTTTTCCTGGCGTCTGTGGTTTGGGTGCAACAATTTTACCGCTGTTTTTTTTGAGTTTGCCGGTTTGCCTGGTCCACGGTTCGTGAGTGGGTGCAAACGGTGATAAACTTTCAAACAATGTACTTGATGTTTTCCACAGTTTTGTGTTGTTGTCATATTCCACATTGGCCTGTTGATAAAATTCCAAAGGTAGATTGGTCAATGGCGATGCTGGTGTACTGGTGTTTAAAAATATTTTCCTGCCTTTAAGCACAAGATCTGCACTTGTTTTCCATCCGCCAGCCACTGCTTCCATCAGCAACGTGGTTCCGCTTTTTATTCCAACGTTGCCTGCATTGAGAGCATAATTTTTTGTTGCAGTAAGTTGATAATGTTGGGTTTCGTTTAAAAAATATTTGTTTGCAGATACTTTGATCGAATTGCCGCTGGTAATATTCACGTTGTTGTCTGCGTGTAAATTTAAATCTTGCTGTGCTCTAATACTAACATTGCTATTACTAAAAACGTTTACACTACCATCTGGCGTCAATTCAACCCACGCTGTTCCCTTACTATTGCTGATATAAATTAAATCTTCTGTGTCATGCATCAAGATTTGATGACCACTGCTGCTTCGTAGTCTTAACAATCTGCTTTGACCATAAATGTCACCGTCATCCATTACCAGCGAGTGGCCGCCTTTTCTGTTAGGGAAGGTTTGCACTGTGGATATGCTTAAACTTTGGTTTTTTAGCAGCTCATCTAGGTTAGGAAAATCAGTTGTGTCGGGACTTGTTCTTCCTGGACTACTTAAACCAATCACTTGGCTTGGAGTTTCTCTTTGACTGCTACTTGTAATAGTACCACGCACAGGATCCCGGTCAAGTCCTTGTTCAATAACAATGTTAGCTTGCCATGTATGAACAACTTTCGGAAGGTCGTAAAATTTTGGATCATTGTCTACTGAAAAATTCTCAGATACCAGTTCAGCTGTGGGAAGATAACTTGTGCTGGAAATTCTACCTTTTCCGAATGTAGAATCGTCATTAATTTTGCCAGTGATTGTGTTACCAAACGGTCTTGCCAACCCAGGTATCATGTGTGTTGTCTGCATGTTAGGAACACAAGCAAACCAATATCCCCTGGTAGGGTCACCCATAACAAAAGTTATTAAAACAAAGTTTCCTACATCAGGAGGTACTGCCCAAAATCCATATGTTTGTTGCGAGAATGCAAAATTGTTTGGATCTGCGGACCCTGGCAGTCCTAGAGTACTTCCTAAAAACGGACTAGCATACCTAACAATAAACCATTTACTAGAATCATCTTCATCACCACCTATGTCGGGCACAAACACAGCCAAACGTCCCAGTCTGGCAGGATCAGCATTGTTCTTGATAATTGCTAAAAACGGTCCAGGATCTAGTTTGACAGAAGCACCGCCTTGCCAGCCACCGCCGGCCCAGTCTGGTATTTTTACTCCAAGTTGTTTATTTGTTGGCATTAGGATTCTGCTCCCGACTGAGTTGATATTCTCTGTCTGCCAGAGTAATCACTACTTTGATTATTTACAGGTTGAGTAGAGGCTGTGGAAGCTTTTGGTAACTCATCGGGCATCCTAATTAAATCTAGTGTCTGTGTAAATTGTCCTCGATTAAAATCACTTTGCACTGTCAAAACTTTGTAAATGCCGCTAAATGATCCATCTGTTTTTCTACCGTTACTCAAAATTTCTTGTTTGTTTTGAATACCAATGCTGTCATCTATGTCTATGGCATTTTTAAAATTTAGTTTGACGTAAACTTGTTCGCTATCAAACAATATTTGGCCGGCAGTTGGTCCATCTCGCACTATGGGCGTGATTCCTCTATTAGCAATCAACTGTTGGTATTCTTCTGATCTAGGATTATAATAGATATCATCTTGCTTTATAAAATCTGGATCACCTATTATTTGTATTTTTATGTTGAGATTGTCGCCGCGAGATTTTGTATAAATGCTATTTTTTAAGTCGCCTACGAGTTTTTCTTCAGGATTAGTAGCAGTATTCATACCAGTGGCATTTATATTATACCCGTTTACTTCGGTGGTTTGTGGTACAACTGTGCCTGTTGATTCTGTTCTAGGTTGCTGCAAATTTGCAGGATTGTTAGGATCATTGGGATCACTGGTTCTATTAGTGCCTCCCCTGGCTACTTGTTCTCTGTAGGTAGAAATTTGTGTGTAATAAGCGGTATCAAAATCAATATCGACACGAGTAATATCCTGATTTTTACCTGTATACAAATAGTTGTATTCTCTTACCACCTGCCTTTCTACATCATTGCCTTTAGTTTTAGGAAAGTTTGGATGATACGCATTTGCTGTTGTATAAGGTAATATAGTATAATTGACCGTCTTGCTGTAATTGTTTCTTATAATGTCAAAATCTTTTAATTCCACTGTAGGAATAATTTTATACCATTTGATATTTTTTGGGCTGGCTTTGCTATCAGTTCTTTCGGCTCCGTTGGTATATTCTTGATTGGCTTGTTCCTCATCTCTCAATTGATTTTGAACATTGATTTGATTTTTAACATATTCACTTTTGCCTAAAACTTGATCAATGACTTCAATTATACTTGTACCGGCTGCAATATTATAGGCTTCAACGTTTTTCAATCCTGAATCTGCAGTTTGGTGAACACCTTTGTTACGATCTCCCATTGTTGAATTTGTGCTTTGTGTGCGTTTAACGTCAACGATGTTAGAATCAGCTATTTCTTTGGGCATAACAAAACTGATTTTAGTGGGAGGAAATTGAGTAATTTTGGCTTTACTTGCCACTTCTTCCATGTATCTATTGTAAGCTGCGGTATAGCTTCCAGTGTTATATATAATTGCAGCTTTTTTTGATTTACTATATTCTGCTATTTCTGCTGCGGTGGGAGACTTTCCTACTTGATAACTTGAAGTCACTTGAGGGTTTTGCGTTATCCATTTTTGAATGTCTGCTTCTAGTCTCTCTTCTTGGGCTTTTAATTCTCCTGCGAACAGTTGGGCTTGGTCGTCGCTATTAGAAAAAAAGTCGCCTACAGTTTTAGCATCAACATTCAATACGACTGGAGTAGGAGCAGTTGTTTGATCAAATGCGCTGTGATTGAACGGAATAGCCCGACAGGAATAGGTGCTACCACTTGCACTAGGCTTGATCTTCATTTCTATAAACTTGATTGCTATCCTTTTTCTGTCAATTAAATTGTCTGTCCTGTTGAATTTAGACAACATGTCATCCGTTGGACTGGCTAGTAAATCTATTTGCAGTAGATAAGGTTGTGTTGCGTAGTTAGGATTACGATCTTCTGAAGTTTCACAAGCACTTAGCAATCTATCTAAGAGACTTAGTCCGTAAGGTTCTGTGATAGTAAACGTTATGTCTATGGCGTTACTAGCTTTGTTTTTTGCGTTCAACCCCACAATGGTTTGAATTGACAAGTTGTCAATAAAAAAATCCGTACGAAAATCTGGATGTCTTACTGTGTCTGTATCACTAGTGCCTTTTCCTTTGGAATAACCTCCTGAGCTACTTATCAATGCTTGTTTAGGTGTAAACTTACTAGGGTTAGCTGAAAGCGTGTTGTAATCTTTACTGGTCAAGAAAAATAAAGTTATTCTATAGGTATAACTTGTGTAGGCATGCAGTTTGTTGAAAGGTTTTTTCTCTGCAGGCTTTGAAGTAAACGAAGATGTATTGCCTGAAGAGCCTGCACTTACTACCGAACTGCTTTTGTTGGTGCTAGCCGTATCACCGCTGAAATTAGCTTCTGAGGCCATCTGTTACACCCCTAGTTCTTGTTTGAGTGTGTCTATTTTAGGTATGTAGATTCTGGTGCCAGCAACAAAATCACGCAAAGGGTCAACTAGTGTATTAGGATTGCGTTGTGCAAACACCCACCATAAAGAGCTGGTACCATAAAGGTCAGCTGCTAAAAGATCTGGTCTAAATTCGTACACACTGTCAATCTCGTACAAAACATCATCGGGCAGTTTTGATATAGGACGATTGGTCATTACATCCAAGAAGTCTCCGAAGCTGTTTGTTTGGTAATAGGGACTTGAGGGCTGATAATTTACTCGAGCCATTATAGATAACCTCCCGGATATGGATTGTTCTTGCCAACTATCAGACCGCCACGACCAAACTCTTTGTAATCAAAGTCAATGGCTTGCGATCTACTGATTACCGGCTGTAATGTTAGGCTAAACGTGCTTATTGTGGGCACTCGATTGAAAGCATTGTTCACAGTGGTTTGATCTATTGTTATACTGTTTGTTTGCCCAGGTGAAGCAAAATATGTTGAAGCGGTTTGAACTTGCTTGGTAGTAGTAGACTGAGGAGTCATAACTTCTATATAGTCAACATCACCGGGCATGGTGTGTTGAAAACCAGTTACAACACATGGTACATTTGGTAAATAGTGTTGCCCATAACCATTTAAATACACAATCGGCGGAGGACTGCCCTGATATTCGCCTGAGGCGCCGTAAAACATTTTTGTACAAGCTCTAAAAAAGTATAATGCTGCTAAAAAATATTTTCCTTCTTCTACGTTTTGAACTGTAAAGTCTCCATTAATACTAATAGCTGCCACGGAACTTGATTCATAAAAATATTGAGCGTAATTTGAATGTGTTAATGGAACCGAGGAATAGTTTGCAGAATGCGATACTGTCACAGTTGGCACATAAGGAAATATGAAACCATCAGTTGATCTTAGAGGTGCTAAAAGACCGGTGGACCCAGAATCCCAATATAAAATTTTACTACTAGGATTTATGCTAACTCTCACACGCCAGTCATTATCTGTATCATTAGAGCCAAATTGCACAGCAGGATTTTGGGTAAATGCTTTGGGCACAGCACGACCACCTGGTAACAAACCTGCAAGACTTCTTCTAATGTTGGCAGGTATAAACCCGCCGCTGGTTGATGTAAAATTACCATTATTTGGGATTATACCTTGAGCAGAGCCGGCTACTCTACTTGCAGGTCCATTGGCTAGCGACCGTAATGAACCGCCGAGGTTAGTTAGTATTTGCGTGACTTTTGGCATATAATTGTTCTTGCTTTTTTATTATTTATTTGCTAAATTAACTGAGTATTTAAAGGAATCAAATGAAACACAACTATCTAAACAACAGAGACATTTTAAAAGAAATACACAAAAGCAAACTCACGTACTGTTCTTTTTTAACTCCAGAAGACGGCTATTACGATATAATTTTACCGTCTGTTGACAAAATCAACAAGAAAAATACTGCAGAAGGGCGTAAACTACGTGCTGAACGACTGGCTCGTGCTGCTTATGATGCTGCACAATCAACTAGCACTGTGAAATTAAAACTTGATGATTTTGCTATCAAACCAAGCAAAATTCCCGTAACAGACATAGTTTTTAGAATCATGACATGGGACCATATTCCAACAGATGCTATAAAACCCAAAAAAGCCAAGTTGCAGATCGAAGACGATGATGTAGATCCGCTTACAGAATATGATGATGTGGCTGTTGTTGCACCTAGTAAATTTGTCAAAGTCAACTTTCCACCGTTCCAGCACTTCAAGATTGATGAAGAAGGCGTGCCCTACTGTGTAGGCAAAAGCCATTGGCAAGGTGATTTGATCAAGGGCCAATTTAATAGAGAACATGGCACAATGACTAGAACACTAGCACACATGTTTATGAAATTGTGCGAACGCTATGCTACAAGATCAAACTGGCGTGGTTACACCTACAACGATGAAATGCGTAGTCAGGCCTTGTTACAGTTGTCACAGATCGGACTACAATTTGATGAAAGTAAATCGCAAAATCCTTTTGCTTATTACACTGCCGCTATCACTAATAGTTTTACTAGGGTTCTTAATATCGAGAAGCGTAATCAGAATTTACGTGACGATATTCTCGAAATGAATGGTCTGACTCCTAGTTATACCAGACAGGGCATGGGGTCATGGGGTGGCAATCCACAAAGTGGCGATTACAGCGATGATTAATTAGATATGAACAATGTGTATTGTACTGCGCCGTGGAGCGGATTGACTATTAGAGAAAATGGAGACATTCGCACCTGCTGTGTTGGACAAAAAACGTTGGGAAATATTAACGAAATACCAATACAAGATATTGTCACTTCCAAAAAACTTTTGAAAATACAACAAAATTTCAAAAATAATGGAGTGGATAGCATAAACTGTAGCAAATGTTTGCAAGAAGAAAAACAGTCATTGCCGTCACTTAGAGATTACTATAATAGATATTACAATGTAACATCTTTAGATCATTTTAGTCTCAAAGTAATAGACATTAGATGGAGCAACATTTGTAATTTACAATGCATGTACTGTTCGCCTATGTTTAGCAGCGTGTGGGCATCTGCTTTAGAAATAAAAACAAAAACGCGAATCAATGACAGTCATTATGATCAGGTGGCAGAATGGATAATAACACACTCAAGTGACTTAAAAGAATTAATGCTGGTTGGCGGCGAACCATTGTTAATGAAACAAAATTATAAGATTTTGAACGAGATTCCTTTAGATACAAAAATCACTATTATTACAAATCTTTCATATAATCTAGAAGAATTACCTTGTATTGATTCTTTAATAGCCAGAAAAAAGAATTTAGTTTGGAATGTAAGTTTAGAAAATACTGCAAAACAATTTGAATATGTGAGAAATAAAGCAGTATGGACGCAAGTAGAAAATAATCTTTTATATCTAAACAAAAACTTTCCTGACATTGTTTCAGTAAATTTTGTCTACAGTATGTTTAGTGCATTTGACATAGATATCACCATAGAAAAATTAATATCGTTAGGAGTTAAAAAATTTAATTTAATTCCTATTGATTCTAACCAAACTATGGATGTGTTTTTGATGCCAGAACAAATTAAAAAAGAAGCACTTGAAAAATTGAATCGTGCCTTTGAAATTCACCAAACCGCTATTCATCCCGACGATTTACAATATTACAATATTTTTGGTTATGAAGAAATACAAAAGGCATTGAAACTACAAACCAAACCATCTATATCTAAAAAAGATTTTTATGATAAAATTGTTTGGTACGATCAATGGAGTGAATTAAAATTTAATGATTTATGGCCTCATGTAATGGATTTAGTAGACTTGCATTTACAATAAATTTCAAATATAATTAATTAATGTCTAACTTATTCAAACGAGCAGCAGTCTGCACAGATATACACTTTGGATTAAAAAGCAACAGTCAAACACACAATGAAGATTGCTTAAACTTCATAAAATGGTTTACAGCAAAGGCTAAGGAGGAAGGATGTGAAACAGCGTTTTTTCTTGGAGATTGGCATAACAATCGTGCTAGTATCAATATTGTCACTCTTAACTATAGTCTCCGTGCTTTGGAACATCTCAACGACAACTTCGATCGTGTGTATTTCATTCCTGGCAATCACGACTTATATTATCGCGACAAACGTGATATCCAAAGTGTTGAATGGGCTAAACATTTACCGAATGTGGTCATTTGTAATGATTGGCTACACAGCGGTGATGTTATTGTGGCCCCTTGGTTGGTAGGCGAAGACTACAAACGCATACCAAAACTGAGTGCCAAGTACATGTTTGGGCATTTTGAACTGCCCACATTCTACATGAATGCCATGGTGCAGATGCCCGATCACGGTGATGTCAAACGCGAAGACTTTACCGGCATTGAACATGTGTTTACTGGTCACTTCCATAAAAGACAAACACAAAAAAATATTACCTACATTGGCAACTGTTTTCCTCACAATTACGCAGACAATCATGACGATGAGCGCGGCATGATGATATTAGAGTGGGGTGCCGAACCCGAGTATCATGCTTGGCCTGATCAACCTAGATATCGTGTGTATCAATTGAGTGATGTTCTTACTAATACCGATACATTGTTACACAAAGATATGCATGTACGTGTAAACCTAGATGTTGACATCAGTTACGAAGAAGCTACATTTATTAAAGAAACATTTGTTAACACTTACGGACTCAGAGAAATTACACTTATTCCGCAAAAGACTGTTAGTGAAGATATCAATTACGATATCACCGGAAACATCATGTTCGAAAGTGTGGATACAATTGTTACCAATCAACTTACTAACATACAAAGCGAACAGTACAATAAGACACTATTGCTTGACATTTATAGAAATCTTTAATGTTTAAAATACGAACACTTGCAGTTAAAAATTTCATGAGCGTGGGTAATGCTACCCAGGCTGTTCAGTTTGATCGCAGAGATCTTACTCTGGTACTAGGACAAAATTTAGACCTGGGCGGAGACGACACAGGAGCCAGAAATGGAACTGGCAAAACAACCATTATCAATGCGCTAAGTTATGCGTTGTATGGTGCCGCTTTGACCAACATCAAAAAAGACAATCTTATCAATAAAACAAATGGTAAGAACATGTTGGTCACCATTGAGTTTGAAAAGGATGGCACGGACTACAGAATTGAGCGTGGTCGCAAGCCCAACACAATGGCATTTTATGTGGGCGGCCAGGAACAACAAATCACTGACGAAAGTCAAGGTGATAGCAGAGAAACACAAGCAGAAATTGAACGCATGTTGGGTATGAGTCATGACATGTTCAAACATATCGTAGCACTTAACACATATACAGAACCTTTCCTTGCATTAAAGGCCAACGATCAACGCACTATCATTGAGCAGTTGTTGGGTATTACCATGCTGAGTGAGAAAGCGGATGCTCTTAAAGAACAACTGAAAGCCACTCGTGATGCTATTACACAAGAAGAGTATCGTATAAAGGCAGTATCAGATGCCAATGCTAGGATACAAGAGCAAATTGAAGCCACACGGCGTAGACAAACACTATGGACTACCAAGCACACTAATGAAATACAAGAGCTACAAAAGGCTTTAGAAGTTGTGGGCGATCTAGACATTGAACAAGAGCTGGCCAATCACAATTTGTTAGATGAGCATAATACTAAAACTAATAAAATACGAGAAATAACTAAGTGGAAAGTTGCTTGCGAAAGCGACCAGGTAAGATTGCTAAAACAACTAGACAAACTCAAGTCTGAAATTGAGAAACTAGAAAAGCACGAATGTTATGCATGTGGTCAGGCAATTCACGATAACAAGCACGAACAAGTGCTAGAAGAAAAACGCAACACGTTAAAAGAAACAAGTTTACAATATGTAAGCAATCAATCACAACTTGAAGAACATATTGATACACTATCTGAATTAGGCGACCCTGGCTCTCCTCCCAAAGTGTTTTATGATAATAAAGAAGATGCTATCAATCATAGAAACACTGTGGCCAACTTAAAACAGAAATTAGAAACCAAACAAGCCGAAGCAGATCCATACGCCGAACAGATTCGCGAAATGGAAACCCAGGCACTGGAAGAAATAAACTACGATTTAATTAATGAACTGGCAAATGTTAGAGAACATCAAGAGTTCTTGCTTAAATTACTAACTAACAAGGACAGTTTTATACGTAAACGTATTATTGATCAAAACTTATCTTACTTGAATGCAAGATTGAGTCAGTACTTGGATCGCATTGGACTGCCGCACACTGTTAAATTTCAAAATGATTTAACTGTGAGCATTGAAGAACTGGGTCGTGAATTGGACTTTGACAATCTAAGCAGAGGCGAACGCAATAGATTGATTCTCAGTTTAAGCTGGGCGTTCCGTGATGTTTGGGAAAGTTTGTATCAGCCTATCAATCTACTATTCATTGATGAGGTCATTGATACTGGTATGGACAGTTCAGGTGTGGAAAACAGTTTGGCTATATTAAAGAAAATGTCAAGGGAAGGCAATCGAAGCGTTTGGTTAGTATCTCACAAAGATGAGCTGGCTGGGCGTGTAAACAATGTTCTCAATGTAGTCAAAGAAAACGGATTTACCAGCTACAATACAGATGTAGAAATTGTATGAAAATTTTATTAACTGGTTGTTCGAGTGGATTGGGCAAAGCTTTACATGATTTGTTACGGCACAATCACGACGTTCACAGTTTGAGCAGAAATGATTTAGATTTATCTGATGCCAACAGCGTAGTAAATTATCAAGTTGCTATCTACGACATGGTCATACATTGTGCAGGCACCGGAATAGGTGGTAAACTGCCGTTTAATAATCACTGTACTCAAGCAGTCAAAGACATCGTCTCAACAAATTTGCTGGCACCAGTGTTACTTACTAACAAACTGCTTCAACAGAATCCTGATTGTAAAGTTGTATGTGTAACAAGCACCAATAACAAACACTACTACCCAAATGACTTGGCATACAGTCTTAGCAAAGCTTCTTTAAGTGTATTTTTAAAAATGTTAGCTGTAGATCATCCTCAGTTGAAGTATTTAGAAATTCAATTGGGATTAACAAAGACGGAATTTAACAATAACAGATACAAAAAAGATATGGATAGATTTGTAGATATCTATCAATATCCGCACCTAGATGCGACTTATGTTGCTGAACAAATCAATCAGGTGTTGTTTAACAATCACATAAAATTTATAGAAATATCACCGTGAACTATCCGTGGCAATTATATCACTGGCATTTTGAAGTTAGTGGAAAATGCACTTTAAAATGCCCTAGGTGTCCAAGAAACGAGGCAGATCCTGTTCCTTGGTTAAACAAAGAACTGGATTTAGATTTTTTTAAACAAACGTTCTCGCCGGACTTTTTAAAAAACACAATCAAAAGAATAACCTTTTGTGGTGACATAGGTGATCCAATTTATGCCAGTCAATTTTTAGAAATAGTTGAATATTTAAAAAGTTGTAATCCCAAACTACACATCTACACTATAACCAATGGCAGTTACAAAAAAGCCAGTTGGTGGCAGGATTTTGCTAAGATCAGCAATGAATACGACACAATAAATTTTAGTGTAGATGGTTATGATCAGGCTTCCAACAATCTTTACAGGATTAATAGCGATTGGGACAGTATCATGCAGGGTATAAATATTATGAGCACCCAAAGTCAAGCGTTTGTGTATTGGGCTTCTATACTGTTTTCGTTTAATCAAGATCATATCACCAAAATAGAAAATCTTGCTAGAGCATTTGGTTGCGACGGTTTGCAGCTGACATACAGCACAAAGTTTGGTAGCAAGTACGGTGATGCATACGGCGGAGAGTCTGACAATTTAGAACCAAGATCAGAATTTATAAGCAAAAGCCATAGATACGAACGCTATCTAAAAAATTTATCAGGTCGTGTGCAATTAAATCAAGATTACTTAAATCACAACAAAGCGAAATTTGAAGAAATTAAAAAAACTTATAATCAATTTGTGACTCCTTTGTGTTTAGTTGGCAATCGTGGGTTGTATGTTAGTGCAGATGGTGTGTTGCATCCTTGCAGTTGGGTAAGTTATCCTTACAAATCTTTGCACACTGACAGAAAGACTATCATGTTTGAAAATAGTTTTCACCAAAAGTACAGAAACGAATTGAATTTGAAAAACAACAGTTTAGAAAATGTATTGAACAACCCATTATGGAACAAGTTATTGACTTCATTCAACAACAAAGATCGAGCATGGGTAGAATGCGAACAAAAATGTAATGTAGATTTAATGACAGAAGAATACGGTGTAGGATGGTTAACCAACTGATGCTCAAATGGAATTTTGAAGTAATTGCAGACATCGGTGTTTCTGCACCTTCATTTTCTGTGTTAAGTGCTGAAAATTTAGACATAACCTTGGTATCAGGAAAATCAATTGTTGAATTTTCTACTCCAGACTTGGGCGAGATCGTTATTGACTACTACAGTAAAACAGAGTCTGATACAATAGTTGATCAAAACGGAAAAATAATTGGCGATACTCAATGGCGTATTACAAAAATATGGTGCGATGACATTTTATTGGAATCTTGGTTTTTGCACGACTGCTTGTACGAACCAAGATATTTTTCTGGATTTTTAGAAATACAACCAGATGCTCCGGCTAAAATATTATCTCCGTATCAATTTAACTTTCCTGGAATTTTAAATTGGAAATGGGAATCGGGCAATTTTTGGGAATGGTACAGATTAGAACGCACACGACGTGTTCATCTTGACAATATGGATATTGATTTACACAGATGGGAAAAATTTGTTGGCAGTCCAGAATTGTATCCTGAGTTGGTAGCAGAAATAAAGGAACTGATACATGGCACATAATATTGCACTTGTTATTCTGCCTGTACAAGAAGTAGAAAGACCACCAGCTGGGCCTGCAATCTTGAAATCAATAGCTATCAATGAAGGGCATAAATGTAAGGTATTTGATTTTAATCTATGGTTATATGAACGTGTCAATGCAGAAACTTTTTGGCGTTATGATATGTTTTTTAAAACTGATGCCCTTACAGAACAGGATAAACATACAGAACAAGAGATAAGTGCTCTGTTTGAAAAATTTTTAAAAGATTTAATTTTACCTGAAAAGTTTACTGTGTTGGGTGCAAGTGTTTTTAGCAATTATAGTACCAGAAGCACTCTTGTATTTTTTCAAACACTACGACGTTTATCGTTTAGTGGAATAACTGTGGTAGGTGGTAGCGGATTAACTACTCCCTACAACACAGAAAGTTTTATAGACGATAAAGGCATTCAACAAGTTAAAACTACCAGCATGTTTGGTGAACACATTTGTGATCTTGGACTGGTTGATCATTTTATAATGGGAGATGCTGAAGATAGTTGGAAAGAGTTTCTAAAAGGAAATTACAACTATCCAGGCATTAACAATCGTGATTATGTTCAAATACGTAATTTAGATGAGCATCCATTTCCCAATTATGAAGACAATCCGCCATCTGCATACTACCCAACAAGCGGATTTGGTGTCTATGTTAATACCAGTAGGGGCTGCTTTAGAAAATGTACATTCTGTGATGTACCTTGGCGTTGGCCTAAATTTGCCTATAGAAAAGGTGACAAAGTAGCAGAAGAAATGTATACTATGTATAAAAAGTACGGCATTAAACTTTTTCAAATCAGTGACAGCACCATGAACGGTAATATACGACAATGGGATCGTATGAATCGGCGTCTATTAGAATTTAGAAAACAAGATCCTGATTTTACAGATTTAAAAATTCTAGGCTTGGGTGTGATTCGCCGTAAAAAAGACATGCCGGAAGAAAGTTGGCGTCTAATGGGCGAGGTTGGCAAATTTACATTTTTCTGCGGTGTTGAAAGCTATAGTGAACGAGTAAGAGAACATATGCGTAAAGGCATCAGCAATGAAGATATAGATTTTCATTTGGCTATGAGTGCCAAATATGGTCACTCTAACATGATCCTGATGTTTGTAGGATATCCAACAGAAACTTTAGAAGATCACGAGAAGAATATAGAATTTTTATACAAATATAGAAAATACATGTTGTCGGGCACCATATGGATGGTTCGTTGGGGATTTACTGGCAGTTTAGATATAGGGAGCCCGTTAGCCGAAGCAACCACTGATCTAAAAATTGTTCAACAGGACCCAGATCTAAACTTAAACCACTTGGTGGATAGTGATCGTAATTGGATATACGGACGCAACTGGATTAATTTAGACAACCCTACTCTCACATTAGAAGAAAGAATGCGTCGTAGACTGGAAATTCATGAAATAAGTTGCAAGCTAGGATACATTCAACCAAAAGTAAAAGAAGAGTTAACAATTATAAAGAAAATTTTAAGCGAGTTTAAAGGAAAATCTCAACGTACTCGACGCACTATTCCAATTATTGGTTGGCACGAGAAGGATCATTGATGTTAGAAAATGAACGAGAAATCAATGTAGTACAACTAGAATCAACCAATGTGTGCCAAGCTGAATGTCCTCAATGCCCTAGAGAGACTGATGTAACCTTTGACAAAAATGATCAACATCATCTATCTGTAGATACTGTTAGTAAAATTCTGTCTGACGATTTTATTAAAAAATTAGAAAAAATGTTTATTTGCGGCAATTACGGCGATCCTGCCGCAGGACTACATACATTAGATCTTTATAGATGGTTTAGAAATATTAATCCAAATATCACCCTGGGTATGCACAGTAACGGCGGTTTAAGATCTACCAAATGGTGGAGAGAGCTAGCTGGTATTTTTAAATTAACTAATGACTATGTAGTTTTCAGTATTGACGGGTTAGAGGATACCAATCACATATATAGAGTCAATGTTGACTGGAAAAAATTAATGAAAAACTGCCAAGCTTACATAGATGCAGGTGGCAAAGCACACTGGGACATGTTAATTTACAATCACAATGAGCACCAAGTTGAAATGTGTAAAGCTTTGGCTCAAGAAATGGGATTTACCTGGTTCAGAGCCAAAGTCAGTAAACGACCCTTGCGATCAAATTTACAATATCCTGCTAGTTGGAAAAAATCTGTTTATGCTAGCAACGACATCAATTGTCACGCACTAAAAGAAAAAAGTTTATATATAGACAGTAAAGGTAATGTAAGTCCTTGTTGTTGGATAAACATGGACAAGAAAAGTATAGCAAAAGATTTTACAAAAATTCAAAGTTCCTGGCAAACTACAGATCCAGAACCAATTTGTTTAGAATCTTGTAGAGTTACCCCCACAGGTACATCATTTTCTGATCAGTGGAGAATTGAAATTTCTCTATAACCGTGAGTTTTTGATAAATTATTTAATATGCCAAGTCCTAGTAAAAATAAAGGTAACAGTTTT